ATCAAACTGAATAGCGTTATTGATGAAATCTATACCGCTCTTGGTAATGACACCAATTTATTGGTAAATGTTGGCACACCTGCCGCAGGACAAGTATTAAAATGGAATGGATCTCAATTTGCTGAGGGACATTTTGACACGCTGAGTGCAAATTTAGATGTTGGTGGATTTGAGATTGGATCTACTGCTAATGGTGATGTAGTTATCAAACCTCACGGTAGTGGTGATATTAAGTTTTGGGCAGGCAACACTGGCAGTGCTCTAACTTACATCGATGGAGAGGATGGAAGATTAAAATATAGTAATCACTTTGATGACGTTTCCAGTTTACCCGCTGCTGGTGCTCATCATGGTATGTTTGCTCACGCACATACTCAAGGACATGGTTATTTTGCACATGCGGGTGCATGGATACAATTACTTGATACAAATACAAGCATTGGATCGCTACTTGACGTTGACATGACAGTCGGCGGTGGTCCTTCTGATGGTCAAGTCCTTAAATGGTCTACTGCTAATGGTAACTGGTATCCAGATAATGATGCTACAGCAGGCGGCGGAGGCGGCGGCACTACACAAAATTTATTTGAGGGGATCAATGCTGATACAGGGTCTACTACTGCGAGTGCTCCTACTGATGTTCTTACTGTTGCTGGCGGCACTAATATCTCCACATCTATTGCTGGAGATACTTTAACTATCAACATGACGGGGACATTAGGAGATGCTGATCAAAACCTTTTCTCCGTTATTGGATCTGATTCGGGATCCAAAACAGCTAATTCTACTACTGCTACTATTAACATTATTGGCGGTACTGGGATCTCCACTGCTGTTTCTGGTGATAATCTAACGATTACTAATGATTCACCAGGCGCTCCTGACCAAAATCTTTTCGCAACTTTTGCTGGCGATAGTGGCAGCACTACTGCTGGATCTACCACTGCAACGTTGACAGTTGCTGGTGGAAACGGTATTACTACATCTGTTTCTGGTAGCACGCTTAGTGTTACTGCTGAATTAGCACTTGCTAGTGGTCAATCACTACAAGAAAATCAAAGTTTCATTACCAATGCTTCTGGAGAAATTGAAGCAGTTTCAACACCTACTGTTGGTTTTGAAATTTCTGGAAGTGCAGGCACTGGTTATAACTTTGGTAACGCAGGTTGGAATGCAGGTGGAAATCCAACAATCTATGTCTATCGTGGATTCACTTACAGATTTAATAACACCACTGGAAGTGGTCACCCATTTGCTCTAAGACAAACAAGTGGAGGATCTGCTATGACTGCTGGTGTAAGTGGATCTCAAACTGGCGTCCAATACTGGACCGTGCCTATGAATCTTTCAGCAGGCACAACATATGTCTATCAATGCACCATTCATCCTGGAATGGTCGGTAATCTCGTAGTTGTCTAATGCCAAGAACAGTTCCTGGATCTGGTGCCGCAATCTTTCCCGTATTCAATAGTATATTCGGGGTAAGAGAGGTTTACGTTACTTCTGGAGGTAGCGGGTATGATCCTGCTGATCCTCCTAGACTTCGTATTGAAAATTGTGGGACGCCTATCAGGGATGCTGTGCTTAGACCAGTTATCGAAGGAAGCACTGGTGAAATTACCGCAGTAGAGGTATTAGATCCTGGCGAAGGGTATGATCCCATGCGTCTGGAAATTGCTGATGAAAATGCATCTGTCCCTGCTACAGGTAAAATCTTTTTGAAAGACGATGGCAGTGGTGCCATTGACTTCATCCAGATGACTCAATTTGGTGATGAATATTTTAACGCTACTGCAGAAATTAAAGGTGGCGGTGGATCTGGATCCGAATTAGTGCCTGTTACAGGTCTAGTTACAGGTCTTGCTATTGAAGAGTTTGGTAGAAATTATACCGAAGAAGATGTCAACCTTATCGTCTCAGGCGGTGGTGGGCAAGGTGCAACTGGAGTTGCTGGCGTTAATCCATTCGGTAAAGTTACTGCAATCACCCTCACCAATGCTGGTGAATTCTTTGAAGACCCTCCTCTAATACAAATTATTGGTGGTGGAGGATCTGGTGCTAGTGCTCAAGCATATATTGATCTTGGATCTATCACATCTATTGACCTGTTAGCAGGTGGTGATGGTTTTGTTGATCCACCGCAGGTTATCTTTACTAGAGATACAAACCTAATTAAGACTGCAAGAAACAGACAGTCTCTAAACTCTGTTGTTTACAATTTGTCAGGTATTTTGACTGATGTGACGACTGGTGCCACAACCATTCACACAGAGTCAACCGCACCTTATCCTGGATCTGGAAAGGTTTTACTTGGTAGAGAGATTGTCAGATACACAGGTAAAACTGCCACATCATTCACTGGTTGCGACAGAGGCACAAACTTCCGTTTTGATCAGAAAGTTATTCTGGACACTCTACAGAATGATCCCAACACAAATCAAACACTCTACAATTTCCAAGTTACGGATAAAGTTAGACGTGTTGTTGAATCTGCATCCAACAGAGTTGCTATTGTTTATGACTGGGATCCTGTTGAAAGAGCACTCTATCTAACTTTTGAAGTTGACGAGTTGGCGTTTATTGACGCTGGTAGATCAAATGAAAAGTCTAAGATCATTGCATTTTTTGCAGGCACATCTGGATCTACAGGCACTGGTGTTGCACCTCACACTTTGGTTGAAGCAGAGGGTCAAAATATTGTTGCGTTTACATCACCTTTATCAGTTATTCAAAACAGAAAGTTTGAAGATGATGATGAAGAATTCACAGATGCTGAAGGTGTCCAACAATTTGGAGACGGTATTCCCGATCTTCTCAATGCCAATACAGATTATGAAAACCAGATCAATCTAGATGGGGGCATCGCCTCGTCTAAATATGGTATTGAGGAAGAATTAGGTGGCACTAACACCACGCTCTTCCAGATTGGTGATCAGATCTATGATGGTAGTCCTAACCAGTTGGTTGCTACTATCCAAGCTGCTGGTGCTCTGGGAGATGGTGATGCACACATCTCTACTGCAACTATCCTTATTGAATACAACACTGCTGCTCTGTTTAATGTCCCTACTGCTGGTGGCGAAGAGACAGTTACTGGTCAGACATCGGGTGTTGCAGCAACCACAACAGGAAGAAGACTTGGACCTAAGGAAGGTCAATTCTATCTGGATGTTAAGTCAATCCAAGATAATGACCCCACTTACAAATTTACTCTAGGTGAGACTCTCAACGGAAACTCATCTGGATCTCAAGCAACTATCATCTCCGTTGAATATAACAACTTCCTCAGAAATGAGGGCGAGTATTAACCCCATAAATAAATCTATAGGATAATTGGTAACAAATGGCGCTACTAACCGACCAATTTAGAATTTTTACTGCTAGCCGACTTATCAAGTCTCTGCAGGGTCCCGACCCCGCTCAGTCTGATAATGATGCTGGAAGTAGTCGTGATCGTCTGTATGTTTTCATCGGTCGTCCCCAACCTTGGGACAACGAAAATGCAGCGCCCGATCCTGTGGACTCTTTCCAAGAGTTTAGTGATGACTTTGCTGACATGATTTCCATGAAGCGTGTCCTTGCTAATGACACAATCCAAGTTATTCGTAGGACTGACTGGATTCCCCCAGAGCAAACCACTGGTGGTCTGGGTTATGTTTATGATATGTATCGTCATGATTACAGCGCGACTAAAACGGCATCGTCAGGTGCTACAAAACTTTATGACGCAGATTTCTACGTCGTTAACTCGTCCTATCAGGTTTACAAATGCATTTACAACGGGACATCTCCTTCTGATCCTAACGGTAAACCTTCTACTGTTGAGCCTACTGGCACCTCCACTTCAATTATCACAACTGCTGATGGTTATCGTTGGAAGTATATGTATACGATCCCTGTTGGTTTAGTCCTTAAATTCTTCTCCAACGAATACATGCCAGTGCTAGAAGATACCGCTGTGGTATCTGATGCAATCGGTGGCGAGATTGATACTGTTATTATTTCTTCTTCGGGAGCTGGATACAACAATGGCACTTATGAAAATGTCCCCATTAAAGGTGATGGCGTTGGCGGGCGTGTTTCGCTTGTTGTTGATGGTGGGCGCATTGTGTCTGCCACTGTTACGTCAGGTGGATCAGGATACACCTTCGGTAAAGTCATCATCGATGAAGTCAACGGTATCGGTGCAGGCGCAGGATCAGGCGGCACAGTTGAGGTGATCATTCCTCCTACCACTGGTCATGGTGCAGAGCCAGCGACTGAAATGGGTGGTTACCGTGTAATGATCAACACCAAGTTTACCTACGCTGAAGGTAGTGGTGACTTCCCAACTGATAACGATTATCGTCGTATTGGTTTGGTAATCAATCCTAATAAATTTGGGACAACAGAATTGGCAGCAGATCTTACTCTGTCTGCTACAAAGTCAGTAATTTTTGCTCCTACCTTTACAGGTAACTTTAGCACTGACGAAATTATCACACAGTCTCGCACGATTGGCGGTCAACAAGTGACTGCTCGTGGACGTGTGATCTCATGGAATAGCACTACTAAAGTGCTCAAGTATTACCAGAATAGAATCGATGGTGTCTTCCCTGAATTCACTGGTAGTCTAATTGAGTTTGAGGGTGGTAACCCTGTCGTGGGTGCAACATCTGGTGCATCTGCCGACCCTGATATCAACTTCCCTATTGTATCAGGATCCTCTACTCGTGTTATTAACAACACTGAGTATGACTTGGGTATGTCTTTTACCAACGGTTATGCAAAACCAGAGGTTGAGCCAAATTCAGGTCGGGTTATTTACATAGATAATAGAGGCGCGATTACTCGTGCTGGTGACCAAATCGAAGACATTAAGATCGTAGTAGAGTTCTAAACGATGCCCCAGAATACCAATCTAAATATTTCTCCTTATTTTGATGATTTCGATAAGGATAAGAATTTCTACCGAGTGCTTTTCCGTCCTGGATATCCTATCCAAGCGAGGGAATTAACAACTCTGCAATCTATTCTCCAGAATCAGATTGAATCCATCGGACAACACTTCTTCAAAGAAGGTGCGATGGTTATTCCTGGTCAGGTTGGTTACGACCTGAATGTGCAGGCAATCATTCTGCAACAATCATTCTTAGGTGTCGATGTCGAAACCTACAGGACTCAACTTCACGGTCAGATTATTGAGGGCATCACTACTGGTGTGAAGGCAAAGGTCTTGTATTCGATCTCTGCTGCAGAATCTGAGCGTGGTTACGTTACTCTATACGTTAAGTATATTGAGTCTGGTGACACAGTTTCTGACACTGATATTAAAGGTTTCCAATCAAACGAGCAGTTGCTTGCCGAAAATGAGATTACTTTCGGGACAACTCTGATTGAAATTGGATCACCATTTGGACAGTTGCTGCCAGTTGACTCTACTGCTGTTGCATCTGCTGCATACATTAACAATGGTGTGTATTTTATTAGAGGTCACTTTGTTGATGTCCAATCAGCAAACCTAATCCTTGAGCAATATAATAATAATCCTTCTTATAGGGTTGGTCTGGAAGTTAGTGAATCTATTGTTACTCCAGAAGACGATCCGTCACTGAATGACAACGCTGCAGGCACTTCAAACTACTCAGCACCTGGCGGTCATAGATTTAAGATTAAGACCACTCTAGTCAAGAAAGCAATCAATGATTCAACTGACAAAAATTTCGTTGAATTGTTACGAATCAATAATAGTAAGGTTGAGCAGTTTGTTAATGCTACTGCATACTCTGAGCTTGAGAAGTCTCTCGCACGTCGCACCTACGAAGAGTCTGGTGACTACGTTATCGACACTTTCAGTATTAAGGCAAGAGAATGTTTGGATGATGGTTTTAACAACGGTGTCTACACTCCTGCTCAGACGACTAGGCAAAATAATACTCCTACAGATGATCTCCTAACTTTTGAGATCTCACCTGGTAGAGCGTATGTAAGAGGATACAGGACTGAATTCCTCACACCTCAATACATTGACTCTGAAAAACCTAGAGATTTTGCATGCGTAGAAAACGGTATCATTCACTTTAGACTTGGTAATTTTGTCAAGGTATACGATCAGTATGGTTGGCCTAACCTAACTGGTGAGGGTGTATCTGATGCATATCAAGTTATTGAATTGTATGACGACTGGAATACTGGTGTATCTAACACAGTTATTGGTAATCAAATCGGTCGTGCTCGTGTTGTCCAGATCCAACTTGATCAGGTAAATCAGTATGACATGTGGTTCTTTGATCCACAGATGTTTACTGCTATTAACTTTGCGTCTGGTAACAACTCTGTTTCTGTTGGTGATGTGCTTAGAGGTCGCACCTCTGGTGCTCGTGGTTTCGTTGCCGATGCTGGAAGTGGCACCCACTGTAAACTAGAGCAAGTCTCTGGTGTTTTTGTAAATAACGAAGTTGTTGAAAGAGACGGTCGTGTTATTGGCACCCTAGAGGCAGCACATACATATAACCTTTCCGATGTCCGTCGTTGCCTTGGTAGAAACTCCAGTAACGTTGTGACATTTGCAGCAAACTGGT